TACCAATAATAGAATATGCTTTTGGTTTGCCTGTGTTGCTCCCTGCTCTAACTCTATCCATTTGCTCTGGTGTTAGATACTCTAATGCTGTTTTCGGATCAGTATTAAGTTGTATATTGCGCATAGCAACAAAATTGTCAGGTAAAGTATAATATTCGGTGTCTGCAATAGTATTAGCAGTTACTCTAGTTTCCATACGCCTTATTTTGAAATCTCGTCTATGCCTTGCTTCTGCTAAAGCTATAAATTCAGGTATTTTCTCATCAAGATCAGTTCTGTCTAACCAATTAGCGATTGCAGTCTTTAATTCTGAATATGTAGAAATTGCCATTATATTCTTCTCTGTGTCGTTTTAAGATATTTATATTCAGGGCTATTGAGTAGTTTTTTCACACCCTGTTTGTGATCTGGGTTGAACAAATCAACCCCAAATTTTCTTTTCCATTCGTAATACACAGTCATAGGAATCCTTGCAGATAACCTAAAATCATCAGCTATGTGGTGATCTTCTTGTTGTAGTCGTTTGTTTGAGTCAATAAGGGGTTGTATATTTTCAATGTGTTCTATTGCAAACTCCCCTGTGGGATTATGATAGTGAAATATTTGATTATGTCCTATCTTTCTACTCATTCACTTAACTCATCTATATACAGATTAGCTGTAGAACTTGCCACAATCGCAGCAATTTTCATACCGCCATCAATTTTAAATATCTCATCATTGTTTGCTGCGAGATATGTTGAGCTTGTGGTTGCAGTAGGATTAGCACCAAATGCGATATGCACACCATCAGTATCAGCTATGACTCTGACGTATTCTGTACTTGCATTAGTTGCTGCTGTTTGCTGAGAACCTGTATTTACAGTCCTTTTGATTGTATTGGTCACTCTTAAACCATAATTAGCCATATTTATCTCCTAATTACAAATGTTACTAATAATTTTTTAGTTCCTGTAGAACCACCATCTGTAATCATTTCGATAGTTCCATCTTCTTCAACTCGATTAGCTGCTGTAGGTACTGCTGAATCAACTGTACCTGCTGCTGAACCTGAGTGTGCAACTGTAATGCCACCACCTGTTACAGCAGTACCACCAATTTCAAAACTAATTGCAGCATTACCACCACTTATAGCACCTTGTAGTGCTGTTATGATTTTAATTATTCTGCCACCATCAGGAACAGGTACAAACGTACTTGATGCAGTAGAAATATCTTCTATCTCTGCTGTTATAAAATAATCGTTTAATGTTCTCATTAAATTTCTCCATGTCAATAACCCTCGTTCCGAAGCGATACCTTCTTCAAGGTCATTATTAATTTGGTATCAAAAGTGGGGGAGCAAAAAAACAAGGATAAAAGCTCCCCCTAACATATATATCAGGATATATGAATTTTATTATGAAGTTGTTAAGTCAGCAATAGTCGCTGATGATGCTTCATTTTTAGCAACAAGTGTCCATTCTGCCAAGAGTAATCTCTTTTCAGCATCACCTGTTTTCGCTAGTTCTTGTGTTTGGAAAGGTCTTAAAAACCCTGTAGCAAACATTTCAGTATCTACGGCTAAAGCACTTCTTCCAGAAGAACGAAGGAATCTATCAGCAACCACTCTTACTTCTCCGAAGTCTGAAACGTAAACGTCAATAGTAGCCACTAGACTTCTATCTTCCGCCATGTCCATACGAGTTGAGTTACCTGTAAATCCAGATACTTTTTGTTTGTTGAAAGAACCAACTAGCAATAAGTCAGGATCACCGCCATTGTCAAAACAGCTTTTTAGTTCTGTTTTAAGTATTGACTCAGTTAAAACTCTTTGTGTGCCATCTGTTACAGAGCCACTAGAGTTTGAACCACCTGAACCATAACTGTTGTTGGTTACTGTCCAAGATTCAAAACCTCTTGACTTACGAGCCGAAGCTCCATTGCCTGAACCTGCTGTTGCATCGTTCTTGCCTGTCAAGTCTAGTTCCATATCTCTTTTGAGTTCTTTCCCTGCTTTCGCTATTTGATAAGCTAGTTCAGAATCTCTACCTGCGTGATCTACTGCTTCTTGTGTACCTGAAACCATTACCGGTTTGTAAGATATTTGAGTGTGATTAAACACCCTAGTTGTAGCTGATAACGCAGCGCTTGGAGAATCATCTCCTTCAATTTGCGCATTTGAAGCTGCTGATGCTAATGAGTCAGTTTGCCATTCGTGCTTAGTAGCAGTCGCATCACCTACACCGATAGATGACATAAATGGTGTGTCTGTTGGAGAGATATCGTAGATAATATTCTGCAAGTCCTCTCTATTTCCCACAGCATCATAGGTTTCAAATGTGTTTGATAATTGCGCCATTTTTACACCTCTGTGTTAAAAGTTAAGTATTGTCGATTAAAGCATGGATTTGATTAATGACGCAGCGTCATCAACTTTACCACTTCTCCTTAATCTGCTCTTTTGTCGCTTCACTTTCTCTGTATCTATATCTGATTTTGTCGTTGAAGTTCCGGGTTTAGTAACTTTAGGCACTACTTTAGATTTTTTCTTAGAAATCTGAGTTTTTTGAAGCTGGTCGTACAACATGGCATCGTAAAGTATCTTTACCGCCCTTGCATCAACCATCGAATCAATTTCTTGCTCAGTCAAACCTTGATCCATAGCATATTTTCTGATGCTATTTTGTATTTTAGTACCTTCATCTGCATGGAAATAGTTTGGTATTTTGTCAGAAATAATCTTCTTGTTTTCACTTAAAGTTTCTTGCCATTTCTTCTGAAACTCAATTTTTTTAGCTTCTTCGACTTTGTTCTTTTCATCAACAACTAATTTTTGTTGCTTTTCAAGATCATCTAATCTGCCTTTTTTGAGTAAATAATCAGTTGGATTCTCTACCCTGAGTCTTTCCCAATCGGTTTTTTCTAAAGTTTTAAGTTCAGAACCAACCACATCGTCAAGTTTTTCAAGTTGAGAAATGTAACGATCCCTTTCTTGTCGAGTCGCAGCTAATTCTTCATCAGCTTGTTTGCGTTGTTCGGACAATACTCGTGTCTTGTGTGTGTAATCAGCTTGTCTTGAATAACCTGCTCTAAGTTCATCGAGAGTAACCTCAACATTTTTACCATCGACCTTGATGGTGTATGTTTCTGGTTTCTCAACTTCCTCAGTTGGTTGTTCATCAACAATGTTTTCAACATCTGCGCTAGAAATTAGCTTATCATCTGTTTCTGTTTGTACTGATTCGGCAACATCATTTGCCTGTTCGACTAACTCATCCTGAGTAGTCATTTCTTCTTCGGTGCTTTCAGATTGTTCTTTCGAGTTCTGCATGACTCCGAGAAGTGCTTTCTGTGCTGATTCAACATCAGTTACAGGAATTCCTTTGTGTTTGCTTTCTTTAGTTGGTATGTTATCACTCATTTTTTATCTCCCTTACGTTCATCTTCTAGTATCTGTCCATTTTCGACAGTTTGCACTAGGTTGTTTTTGACCTCTAAAATGGCTCTTTGCTTATGGTAAAGCGCTTCTCTGCCTTCGGTATCTTTAATTTCAGTAGATATCCATTGTTGATATCCATTGTTCAATACAGAATTGAAAGCAGCAACCATCTGGGGATTTTCAAGTAATAACTTGGCATCTTGTCCAGCTTTAATTTGCTGATCTTTTTCAGTCATTTTGTTCTCCTATCTGTTTGATTCTATCCACTACATAAGTGGGTATAGTTCTTCTCCCAGAGAGATATCCCTTAATTTTATTGACAGGTATGCCTGTTTTAAGGAACAGCTCATTGATCGAAACTCGGTGTTTCAACATCAAGTGTTGTAATTCGTATCTAGTAATTTTATTTTCTTTTTGCAAATGTTTTAACATTCTTTGGTTTTGGTCCTGTATTACCTGCTGCTCTTTTTCTCGATACAGCAGACTTAATTTGCGATTTGGTCATTCTTGCAGCTTTTGAAGCAGGTACACATTTAGGGTATTTGCGCCCACTTCCTTTAGACCTACCACATTTATTAAATCCACCACCTTTCTTCGGTGATCCGATATCAACCCAATTTTCTTTGAACCATTTTGTAAGTCCACCAGATGATCTAGCCACTTCTGTAGCCCCCACCTCTTTTTTTGTAAGTCCTGACTAGCCAAGCATTAGCATAAGCAGAGGGATAAACTTTGAACTTTCTTTTGGCTTCTGACTTTACCCTTGAATACAAAGCAGGATTGGTTGGTATATTACGCCCTTTTTTTCTTGCTTTTTTTGCCATTTTTTATGACACCTCTGCCTATTAATACGTCTTTTTTGGTTATTTTTCCATCCTTGTTAAGATCAGGAAATTTTTTTTTCCTTTTTTTCATGCTCTAGCTACCTTCTTTGCTCTTGCAGATAAGTCTTTAAAATGAAAGACAGGTTTCGATGTTTTGCTGTGTTTCTTGCCTGTATGTATTGATCCATTAGGCATTTTATGTACAGCTCCTTTGAACTCTTTACCTGTCCTAAAATAATGCTTAGTACCTGCTCCCATTAGCAACTACCTATTTTCGTTTTCTTTTTCTTTTTCATCATTTTTTTCTTTGGTCTGCCTTTTTTAGAACCATAAGTTCCTGTTCCCATTGGACACATAGTATTTCTCCTAAAATAAATTTAATATTTCTTGCATGTTATTGCTTACAAGCGCAAATACAATGACTGCTCCATAAACAATATATTTAAATCTAAATATCTCAATCTTGACATCTCGCATATCTTTCTCAATATGTTGCAGATGATTGTTTTTTATATCGCTTATATCTTTTTTGATAATCTCGATTTCAAGATTAAGTTCGTTTAAGTCTTTCATGCTAGTGGCAATCTTTTTCTTTTTGGATAGAGGTTAAGAGCCATAGCAACCGCTTGTTTTTGTGGTTTGCCTTCTTTTCTTAGTATTCGTATTTTTTTTGAGATGAGTCTATTTCTGCTCTCATTCTTGTAATCTGGCTTATATTTTGGAAAAGACATTATTTCGGTCCTATCCCAACCGGTCTGCCTTGTACTGCTTCAAGCGCTAATTCTTGCTCGTTTAGTTCGAGTTGTGATTTTTTCAATTCTAAATCTTTGTTTTTGAGTGCTAAGTTTATTGCAGCTTCTTCTTGTTTTAGCTTCAATTCTTGTGCTTTTATCTCGGTTTCAATTTGTAATTCTTGTGCCTGAAGTTGTAGTTTTTGTAATTCAACTTGTGCTTTTTGAGCTTGTACTTTCTCCTCAACTGTAGGTTGCGGTGGTTGAGGTGGTGGCATCATAGCAGGATTTGATATGAATGTATCAGTATTTTTATAACCAGCTTGTGCTATAAACTCACTAACTGCATTGTATATATTCTGTGGTTGCACTAATGTACCCATACCACCTTGTTGCACTAAAGTGCTTATAATTTGCATAATACTAGACATTACTTGCATTTTGCTTTGTTGTGAGCCACTTCCTACACCTACACTAACTGTGCAGTTTAGTTTTTCTTTCCATCTCGATACATCAATCGGTACAAATTTACCATTGAGATAAAACATTTTCTCACGATCCTCGTATCTCTGGACAAGCGAGTAGATGTTTCTGAATAAATCTTTTACCCCTGTTTCTGCAAAAATACGAGCAATAAGCTCGATTCTTTGTGTTGCTGACTCTGTTGCTGCTGATATCGCCCCAGAGGTTACATGAGATGTCAATACTTCAGGATTCAGTCCTTGTGTCATTTTAGATACACCTGACCTTTCTTCCCTAATGCCATCTAAGTATCTAACCATATCGAAAGCATAAGGTTGTATTTGTGGTGTCGGCAAAGCAGTTACAGCATTTGGACTTCTCATTCTGACAATACCACCCGGTCTTGATGTCAATAAATCATCGAGTTCTACTTGCCCTGCTAAAACCGCATACCTTGCATTGTTGGTTAGATACATATTGTCTAACAGGTTTCTCATAATCGTTGATTTGATAAGCTGTATATCGCTTACAGTATCAGCAATACTCATGCCATAAAACTTATGTGGTATCGGTATTGGGCAGATAGCTGAGAAAGGAATCATGTCTATCTCGATATTGTCCAATATATAACTACCACCTTTGGTAATCTTTCTAAGTTCGGCAATCCCATCGCCATCGAAGTCGAGTCTTATGTAACACTCGTCAATCCAAACCTTTTTGTTCGGTCCTTCACCTTCTGATGGTGGTACTGAATCATCATCGTAGCTAAACCTTGCTAGTCTTTCCTCGTTCAATTCAGCTTCGGAACTCATGTAGCTTGGTATATCTTCGATTACTTTAGGATCGTAACCTTCCTGTATTAGCTCACTTACAGTCTTTTTTACTCTATGGCATACAAACTGAGCATCGTGTAAATCAACCGCCCTTCTCGACACCAAAAACTCCTCTGGTGGTACAGCTAAGACTCTTACTTGTCCGCTTGTTGTAGTTCTTTGTACTTTTACATCGTGGCTTTTGATTTCAGGGCTAATCATTATGCCATTTTCATCTGACTGTGCTTTTTGTATTAGTGTTTCAGTATGTTCTAATACTTCAAGATCATCATTGGCGAGTATGGCTTGATACTCGATTTCAGTCAGATTTGTGTAATCTTCTTTGGTAACTTCTGTTTTTTCTTCCCAATAATGCTTGATTATGCCTGTTTTGCTAATGAGTGCGTCTTTAAAAGCATCATACAGCACCTTAAAGCCATTATTTTGGCGCATAAAGACATAATTGACGTAATCGGTGGCTTGTCTAGCCATCTCGACATCTTCTGGTCCTTGTGGCTCAAATTCAGCGATGTTGTTGTGTGTAGTAAATATGCGCATAAGCGAAGGCATAATATACTCAATCGTATCTCTAACATCTGTGGTAACAATCTCTGATCTGCCATCAATCTCGTTGCCAAACTTCTCACCAAGATAATATTTCATGGCATCTTCTCTTTGATTTGAGAGTTCGCTGTTAGCATATCCTGTAGCTGATTGAATTTCTGTGCCTAAATGCGCAACTAATTCGCTTTCAGTCATTATTCTTGGTTTTTTTGCCATTTTTTGCCTTTTTTGATTGTAATTCTTGTTCTAGCTTGTCAATTCTTTCTTCTAACTCTTTGAGTTTATGTGCAACAAGCGATGGTGATGTGATAAGTTCTGCCATTATTTCTGTAATTTCTTGATTGCATTTTCTGAAAAACCAAATTTCTGTTTCAATATTTGGATTGATTCTCTCTCAGATGGTCCGCCTAAAAGCGCTTTATTAGGGTTTCTTACTGTATCTTTGAGAATTTTTAATTGGTTTTTGTCAGCAGGATTAAGGTTTTTTGTTGCTCTCTTTCTTAATTTTTTAGCTGCTAATCTTGCTGCAAATCCTACTAATGGTCCTGCCATATTTATCTCCTAAATTTACTTGGTTTGAGCAAATCTTTTCTTCTTTCTGAGTTCATGCCACGAATCGGTTGTCCACCCATAGTATTTATTGTGTTCATTAGCTTTCTCACTTTTTGTACAGAATTAGCTCCTCTCATGCTTGGTAACATATCCTTTAAGAATTGTCTTTCACCCTCAGATATAGCACCTTTGAATTTTCTCAATTCTTTTTCTTTCTGAAGTTTCAGCAAACCTTTTGGTTCTTTCATTCGTTTCGGTTCAGTTATAATCATACCTGATGGTGTTCTTCTAAATTTTTCTGCCATTTTTATCTCCTAGACTATTGCTACTTTTGGTCCTAAACGACCTTTTTTGTTCCATTTTGATGTTTCTGTGGTTGAATGTCTTAGACTCATCACTCCATATCTGGTTGCTGACATCAAATCATCTTTGAGTTTGACAA